TAAAGGTGCTAGCACACTTCTTAATCTTATGACAATTTTTCATAAAGAAGGTTTCAAAAAGGTTGTTATTTGTGCTGGCTCAGATAGAATACGAGAATACGATATTTTACTGAATAAGTATAATGGCGTAAAGAGTAAGCATGGCTTTTATAACTTTGAAAATATTTCAGTACTTAATGCTGGTAACAGAGATCCAGATTCAAAGGGTGTTGAAGGTGTTTCAGGTACAAAACTAAGAGGCTTTGCTGAAAATGGCGATTTCACTACATTCGCGCAATATATGCCTAAAAAGCTTTCTACAGCAGATACAAAAGCTGTATATAATGCTGTAAGAAAAGGTATTGGTCTTAAAGAACAAAACAACTTTAAAAATCACATTCAACTTGAGCCTGTTTCTGAAATTCGCGAATCGTATATGCGCGATAATTTATTCAGTGTTGGTGAAGAAGTTGTTATTAAAGAAAATGGCATTGTAGCTACTATCGAATATCTTGGAGCTAATTATCTTATTGTAGAATCCAAGGGTGAAAGATGGCGCAAATGGTTAGACGGTGTTGATAAAGTAAATCCAGATGACATGCGTAGAGATTCATATGTTAATGCTCCATATCAAGCTCCAGGTTATGAAAACCTAATGGTTGAAAAGAAAGTATATCATAGTGGTTTAAGTAAATCTACTCAAGCCAAACGTAAAGCGCAATTTAATAAACAAGCTAAAATGGATGACGATGATCCAGCTGCATATAAACCAGCTCCAGGCGATGCTACAGCTAAAACTAAAACAAGTAAACATACTAAAAAATTCAGGGATATATTTGGCGATGATTAATTTTAAAGAATATTTAGAAGAATCCGCGAAAGAAGGACTTAAAAATAAAGCTGCTAAATCTGGCATGCCATATGCTATTTTGAAAAAAGTCTATGATAGAGGAATGGCAGCATGGAAATCAGGTCATCGTCCAGGAACCACTCCACAACAATGGGGCATGGCTCGAGTCAATTCATTTGTAACAAAATCATCAGGAACGTGGGGCAAGGCAGATAAAGACCTTGCAGCTAAAGTAAGAGGATAAAAAAATGCCATTAAAAGTATCAGACGGAATGAAAGCGTGGATTTCAGATTTTGAAAATTCTGACGCGCCACAATTTAAAGGAAAATCAGAAGATGAGCGCCGCAAAATGGCAATTGCCGCTTACATGGATGCAAAGCGTGGCAGTAATAAAGAAGATGTTAAAGAGGCAATGACTCCTAAACAGAAAGCTGAGTTAGCAAAACAAGTTGCAGCCTTTAAAGCTAAAGGTGGCAGTGTAAAGAAGCTTGCTCCTGGAAAAGCCCAAGGTTACCATGGTAAAGATGATCCAGGTAAAGATATGCATGGCATGATGGATAAAGGTGATACTAGAAAAATTGGTACACGTAAAAAAGTCAAGTCTATGGAAGCAACTCAGGTTGACGAAATGCAGATTTATCGTGTAGGTCATAGAAGTATAAGTGGAAACGTACATGCCAAAGACGAAGATCATGCAATGGAGATCTTAAGAAAGAAAGGTGTCAAAGGCAAGATCACTCTGACTCATAGAGGAGCAGTAAAAGATAGAATTAGGAATTCAAAAACTGGCAAGCCTATGGCATATGCACCTAATGAATCTGTGGAAGTCAACGAAATATCTATTGAAGAGAATTATGTAGTTCAAAAATATATCGGCAATAAAAAGGATGGCCCAGCAAAATCTTTCGGTGGTGATCTGAAGAAAGCCACTGCGCATGCTACTAAAATGGGCAAGGACTATAGAGTACATAAAGAGTCCACCAATGTTGATATGCATGAAGGTTATAATATTTTCACCTTCGAAGGTGATAATCCTCCTTTTGCTGGTCCATATAAAAAAGCTGGTGAGCCACGTAAAGATAGATTTGGTAATACCATTAAGCCATCAAACGTAGCTAGACATCTTGCTAGATCAGCTGCTCAAAAAATGGCTGATAAGCAAAAGAAAAAACCAATTCAAGCTCAAAAATCATGTAGTGAAGAAGTTGAATTGGATGAAGCAGCAGGTGGAATGTTCTTTAAAGTATCAGTATCAGGTTTACCAGATATTGTTATGATTGGTAGATCACCAGGCGATGTTAAATCACAGCTTCGTAAAATTGTTAAACAGCCATCAATGATTACTGATGTTGAACGCATGACTAGAGCTGAAGTTAAAAAGCGGTACCGCGATCTTGCTTTAGGTGATATGGAAGATGATGATTTGCAAACTTCTGAGTCGACTCAAGCATATTCTGCAACAATGAAGAAGCAACAATCAGATAGTGATAAGTCAATATTAAAACCAGGCGAAGCAGATAAGATTTCTAAAATTCGCCAAATGATGGCTAAAGAGCGTGAAGCTCAAAGGAAAAAGAAATGAAATCTTTAAGTGTAATTAGAGAAGAAAATGACGCTGCATCTCCAGATGAAGCTTCAATGGCAGAAAAGCAATTAGATTTCATCATGCATGCTGCAGATGAAATTGCAGAACATATCGAAGAAGGTGGAGAATTTCCAGAATGGATGCAGAATAAATTAACTAAAGCACATTCTGAAATGCAATCTCTCTATTCTAATATTGATCATGGCGATGAAGATGACGACGATGAAGATGAGGAAGACGATGATTAAAAAATGGATTACGTCTAGACTAAACGAACGCACCACATTAGACGGTGCAGTATTAGTTGCTGCAGGAATTGCATTTTTAATTTTTAAACCGATTGCTAGTCTAGTAGCTTATGCCGCTATTGGATATGGAGCATGGACTATTTGGAAAAGGGAAAACTAATGTCTGTCAATTTGGCTAAAGATAAATTGGGTGAAGCTGCTAAGTTAATTGGTGTAGCCAAAGAAACATTTGCAAATTCTCCTGAAAAGCAAAAAAGAATTAATCATGCATTAAGATCTATTGCTGAAGCATTAAGAGCTTTAAGAGATACTGAGTAATGAAAAAGCTTAGAGAAATTCGAGAAGGATCTGAAACTTGGGAAGCAGGTTATGACCGTAGAGTTGTAAAGACTACTAAGCCTGAGCATAAAGAAAAAGGCTATAACTGGCGTATCAAAGGTAAAGATCGTCCTGAGATTTCTATTAAACTATATAAACAAAAGCCATCACAGGCAGAGTTCAATAAACAAATGAAAAGAGTAGCGGGGCATGAGTTTGGATAAGTTTAGAGATTTTGTATTTGGATTATACGAAGGAACACATGTTCCTTTAGAGACACCAATGCTTGAAGCATCAGAAGGTCCAGAATTAAACTCTCCAAAAAGATCTGGTGGTCCAAAAAAATATGTTGTCTATGTTAAAAATGCAAAGGGCAACGTAGTAAAGGTTAATTTTGGAGATGAAAAGGGTGGCCTTTCTTCAAAGATTAACGACCCAGAAGCAAGAGCTTCATTTGCTGCAAGACATGATTGCGCGAATAAGACTGATAAAACAAAGCCAGGTTACTGGTCATGTAGATTACCTCGTTATGCAAAGCAGTTAGGATTGAGTGGTGGCGGAAGTTATTTCTGGTAACCCATATATAGATGATGGGAATGTTCGAACTTTTGATGTAACTAAACCAAGCGAAGATTATGTTTGGCACAGAGATAAAGAAGATCGAATTATAGAAGTATTAGAAGGTGAAGGTTGGCAATTACAATTTGAAAATTGTTTACCTTTTCTTTTAAAGGAACATATGAAATTTGAGATACCTAAAGGTGAATACCATAGGTTACTTAAAGGACATGATAACTTAGTAATTAAGATTGAGAAACATAATGGCTAAAGTAAAAGCATCACTAATGAATAAGGCTATTCATGAGCCCGTTATTAAAAAGACTAGTATTGGTGGAAGAAATACCTCTATTACTCTACAAGGCATGAATAAACATAAAAGAAGAAGCTTTAAAAAGTATAGAGGACAGGGTAGATAATTCAATGGCTGACAGTAATTCACAACGACTTGATCGTATCGAAGAAAAACTAGATAAACTAACCGAAGCAATGATATCATTAGCTCGTGCGGAAGAGCGTATTGTGAATTTGCAAGCTGATCATGAAGAAATGTATTCTAGAATTGGCAAAATTCAAACAAAATTAGATTGTATTGAGCGTAAAGTAGAACAAAATAATAGAACCGTAGATATTATAAATAGAATAGCATATGGTTTACTGTTGGCTGTCGCCGGTTATATTGCCGATGCATGGTTTAATATTTTTTAAGACGGAGAAAAAAATGTCTTTAGAAGAAGCAAAAAAATTGGATGCTGTTGGGCAAGAAGATGGCGACGTTGATAACGATGGCGACGTTGATAAGTCTGACAAGTATCTTTTAAAAAGAAGAAAAGCAATTTCAAATACTGCAAAAGAAGATGAGCCTAAAAAGACTGGCAAAGACAAAGAAATCGCAGTCATGAATCCTAAAAAAGAAGAAAAGAAAACAGCCACAACCGAGGGTGTACTTTCCTTTAGACAAAAACTAATGTCTGTTTTTGAAGCTAAAAAACAGCCTGCAGATTCTGGCACTGAAGCTGAAAAGATGGATTCTAAAGATTCTCCTGGCGCCAAGAAAATGCGTGATGATAATAAAGATACTGGTGAATATCATGACCTTGAAGACAAAGGACATGACGATGCAACAAAGGCTGGTAGAATTACTAAAAAGGCTCCTGCTAGATCAAATGATCAAGATACTGGTGACAAAAAGATTGTTAACCCACAAGCAAAAGTAAAAGAAGCAGCATCATTTAGCTCAATGCTTTCTAGCGTTAACAATGCATATAATTCAATGTACCAAAAGAAGGATCAAAAAGATGGCGATTAAAGGACCTAAAAACGCAACACCAACACTTCGTGGTTGGGTATCATCTAAAGGCGAACTTTTAAAAGCACAAAAGATTTCTCAAGCACAACTTGATGAATACTTTGGTGCTGCTCCAGTAGCTGCTCCAGCTCCTCAATTATTAACAGAAGCTGAACCTACTATTGAAGTACCAGTAGAGCCAACAGAAGAATTGCTTATTGACCACACACTAATGCCGATTGATGAGCCAGTTGACGTAGCACCAAAGCCGGCCGCTAAAAAAACTAAAATTCGTCGCTACGGGCGGTAGTATTTCATATACATAATTACATGATGATATTTAATGAACTTACTGAAGAGAATTTATTTCTTTTCGCTGCTAAAAACTATTATAAACCGCAGTTTACTGATATTGATGAATTTTATGAAGATATAAAAAGATTTAAATATATTAAGCGATTGCTTAATCGTTATATAGATCAAGGCGAGCTGGCTGAAAGATTAATACTCAATCATTTAATTGTGGTATGCAATTCTTTTACTATACCAGCCGCCTTATCTATTTTAGATCTAAAATTAGATGATAAACATTGGCCCGTAATTAAACCTTTTTTAGTTTATCTAAGATATATAAAAGACGATGAATATACTGGTATTGTTATGGATCAAACTGTCGTAAATGTATTAAGGAAAATCTAATGGGTATTATTAAACGTGGTGCAGATTTAGTCTATGCATTTAGATTTGTTAAGATGTTAGCAACTGATTGGAAAGATTGGGATGCATTTAAAACTGGCTTAATTGATGAAAATGGTCAACGTATTAAATCGGTTAAACTAGACAATGACGAAAAAAAATCTGCATATACTCCTTTTATTCGCTTGTGTGCTAATATTAAACGGATGCTCGCCAAAATCCCTGGTGGCGGATCAAAACTCGGGTCCTTTGCAGCTGCTTTGTATCTCATTAAAGAACAATATGGAATTAGTGACAATAAGTTGGCTAAAATCTTGTCAGAACACGACATTAGACTAGATGAAATTTTATTAGAACAATCAGAATGGTTCATTTTAAACGATCTTCAATTGTCTCCAGGTATATATAAGATTAAGGAAAATAAAATTCTAAATTCTACTTTTGAACAAATGGTTTATGCCAAAGATCAAATAAGAATTAAAGAAGATTGTTATCCTATTGGAGATATCTTTGGTATTAGCATATATGAAGCGACACATATTAAAACAAATCAAACCATTTATATTTCAGCTAATGAGATTGTAAAATGACAAAAAAAATTCCAACTGTCGAAACAGTTACAACTGCCGCAATTCCAAATCCAGCTGATACCGCTATGGGACCTAAAGTTACAATGACTGATGTTACAGACAAACGTCGGCGTAAAGATAAAGTTCCAGTTCTCCTTAAAAGATTCAGAAAATACGTTCAAGATTCAGATGGCTAGACTATATTTAATTCTCATTATTCTAGGAGTATTGGGCTCTATTGGCGCCGGTGCTTTTTGGTATTATAATAATACTCAAGAAAGAATTAAAATACTAACTGAAAATAATGCTAAACTTGAAATTGCGTTAGAAACTAGCCAAGCTTCTATTGATTCTTTACAAGAAGATATGGCAAAATTTTCTGAATTAAACCAAAAGCTTTCGGTTGCATTACAAAAAGCGGAATCTTATGGTGATGAATTAAGATCTAAATTGAGCAAATTGAATCTTGTTGTATTAGCATTAAAAGATTCAAAGGTATTAGAAGGAAAAATGAATGGTGCTACAGCAAACTTATGGCGCAGTTTTATGGAAGATACTGGTAGTACCAATAATCCTCCTATCCCTGAATGGCTGCAGTCTATTCCCACAGGAGCCGGAAATCAAAGTAGTGACGAAGGTGGAAAAAACCCAAGTCCCATTGATAGCCCGTCCGAAGCCACTAAGCCTAACTGATACAAGAGTTTTTGTTGTCACTAAAGACAATTACGACCAATTCGTAAAAGAGTTTACCGATATTAATGGTGAACTAGTGTTTGTTGCTTTAGCAATGAGAGATTATGAAAATTTAGCTTTAAATATTGCTGATATTCGTAGATACTTGAATCAACAAACAGAAATCATTGTTTATTACGAAAAAGCTGTTACTCCTCAGCCTGATCAAAAACAAGCAAAATAAGTAGTTTACATATGCAACAAAATGTTGTATAATATATCTTTAATTGAGGTAGGGCAGAGATGACTTTGAAAATACAAAAAAATAAGGACAATTTATTAGCCGATTATGCTATAGGAATGTTGAAAGATTTCTATATGCGCAGTCATGAGAAATCTCCACAAGAAGCGTTTTTGCGAGCTGCAAAAGCATGGTCAACCTTTAAAGGAGAAATGGATGCTGACCTCGCTGCACGTCTTTACGATTATGTCAGTAATAAGTGGTTTATGTTTGCTTCCCCAGTCTTATCGAATGCTCCAAACGGAGTAGCAAACGACAAAGGCCTTCCAATCTCGTGCTTTCTTACTTATGTCCCAGATAGTTTGGAAGGTCTCATTAGCCATTCTTCTGAGCTTCGTTGGCTTTCTGTTCTCGGTGGTGGTGTCGGCGGACATTGGTCTTCTGTGCGCACAGTGTCTGATAAAGCTCCAGGTCCTATCCCTTTCCTACATACTGTCGATGCTGATATGATTGCTTACCGTCAAGGTAAGACACGTAAAGGTAGCTATGCAGCATATATGGATGTATCTCATCCTGATATTGTAGAATTTTTGAATATGAGAATTCCAACTGGTGACGTTCAACGTAAAGCACTAAATCTTCATAATGCAATTAATATTTCTGATGCATTTATGGAGGCTGTAATGTCCGGCCTAGATTGGGAGTTAAAAGATCCATCATCAGGTAAAGTATCAGAAACTATTAATGCAAGAAAATTGTGGGAACGCATTATTGAAGTGCGTTTCAGAACAGGTGAACCATATTTGAATTTTATTGATACAGCAAATAATGATTTACCACAAAACCTAAAAGACTTAGGATTAAAAATTCATGGTTCAAATCTTTGTAATGAAATTCATTTGCCTACCAATGCTGACCGTACTGCGGTTTGTTGCCTTTCATCTCTCAATCTTGAGTATTACGATGAGTGGAAGAATACCAGAATTGTCGAAGATATCGTTACTATGCTTGACAATGTACTCGAATATTTTATCGAAAACGCTCCAGATGAGATCAGCCGTGCAAAATATTCGGCTGAACGTGAAAGATCAATTGGTCTGGGAGCGATGGGCTTCCACTCATTATTACAACGACACGGGGTTGCTTGGGAAAGTGAAAAGGCTCAAGAGATTAATATTGTCGTATTTTCCACAATCAAAGAACGAGCGATCGCGCAAACGATCAGATTGGCTGTAGAAAGAGGAGAATATCCAGATGGAATTGGTACAGGTCGAAGAAATGCTCATCTTATGGCTATTGCTCCAAATGCATCAAGTGGTATCATTTTATCTACTAGTCCTTCTATTGAACCATCAAAAGCTAATGCTTATACGCATAGAACAAGAGCAGGATCTTTTTTAGTTAAAAATAAATATCTTGACGATATTTTAACAAGACACGCTATAAACAATGATGCGACATGGACATCTATTATTACTAATAAGGGATCAGTTCAACACTTGCCCGAGCTCACCGAAGGCGAAAAAGCGATATTTAAGACTGCGCAGGAACTTGATCAGACTTGGGTCATACAACAT